AACAATCATCAGCCTACTGATGACTTGATACCTAGTGAATAGATCGGGCTAGTTCGATTTTATCAGGATCTAGTCAAGGCAGCAGAGGGAAAGGGCTCGTCACTGCTACATCGACGGAGAAGTTTACAGGCTCATCCCTTAAAGTCACGAAGCCAGACTTCGAGATCGGTGTTGGTGTCCTGGCGGATGACCACGATCGGCTCGTATCTGTTGGTTCTCTTGTTGAGCGGCAGTGGATCTGCCTCGATCTGGAAGTAGGCCCGGAGTGCCTTGCTCAGATCTGATTTCTGCTTGCGCATCATTGGCCAATTTCTCGATCCGAATAGCCTTGTCAGTTCATCCATACCCAGAGTTGGCCCCCGCGCGGCAAAGGCCATAAGAAGGTACCACTTGTCGGTTGGGTTCTTCTCACCGCTCGTACTGTCGAACATGCCGGGAATATGCGTTCGCTCGATATTGACGGCTGCCACGGTTCTGCATTTCACGGAGATGATGTCACGTGACTTGAACGTGATGTTGACGTCCTTCCACGTCGTTTCCGGAGGCGTGGGGAACTTGCTTTCCAAGGTGCCAGCTGCGGGCGCGACCTCGTTCTGCCAGGCCAGAACGGCCTCGGGGCCTGCCGTGCGTGACGATATTCTGCCATCGACGCCAATATCGAACAGGTCGTCGAGCGCGACGATGACCGAGCCGCATGCTTGCGCCGTAGCGCGATGGGCCTCCCTGATGAGCATGCCGTCGGAAACAATCAGCAGGAAACATTCCCGGTATGTCATCACCAGCCGACCTATCGCGACGTCCACGGCTGACACGTTCCGCGCGAAGGTGAAGAAAGCAGGCAGAGAGCGGTCGCCGTTGACAGGAATCGAACCGATCCGCCAGAACCATGCCTCTGCAGGCATCTGTTCCGGCGTGCCTGTTATGCCCACCAATTTCTGGATGCGACCGAACAGCTTCTTCTCGTCGAGCCGATAGACCGCGCGCTCGTCTTTTCTGACGGGGCGCGCCTCGCAGTGCGGAGGCATCTGTTGGCAGATGCCGACTGCGTCGCCAGGCCCATGCTCCACCACCACGCGCTGGCAGGCATGGCCATTCTCGCATGGCAGGACGAAAGCACTCTCGAGTGCAGGCAGCAGCAGTTCCTCGGGAAAATCACCCCAGGCCGCCCGGACAGCCATGAGACCCGGGAGTTCCGTCAACCTAGCCCAAAGCGAAGACATCGACGTCCTCGTTGCGCAGTTCGATGTCATCATCGGTTTCGCGCGGAATGATGAAGCCGCGCTTGCGGAGCCAGGTTTCGATGAGGTGGGCATCTTCATTCCGATCGTAGTTGGCCTTGCAGGGGGGAGCCAGGCCGACGGTGCGGGGATCCTTCGAGCCGCTGAACTTCACGGAGAATTTGGCAGCGTGCAGGGCGCCGCCGGTTGGAAACTGTTCGTGCAATTCGGCCAGCATGGCGAAATAGTCCCGTGACCGCCTGATTTGGAAGTCGCCGTTCACCGAGGGATACTGGATCTGCAGTTCGATGAGCTTGATCCAGTCGATTCCGTCAATATCCGCAACGGACAATGCATCCCTGCCATATTCCCGAAGCGGTTCCAGCGTGAACCGGTCGCGGGAGACGAAGTACTCCGGGTCCCCGAACAGCTCTTCTCCCAGCACGGCGACGTACATCGCCCGCTCGCGCTTGGCCTGCGATTTGTTGAAGACCGCGAGGTCGTTGTTGGCGCGGTCATAGATGATGACATCATGGAATTCCGGGCGATAGAAAACGGATGAAGACTTGCCGTTGTCGATCTTGCCCTCGCGCTTGAAAGGCATGCCATGGCGGATCAGGAAGTAAACCTTGTCTTCCTCGGGCGCATCGAAGGCGAATACGCGAGCACCGGTGCCACGGTTTTTGGAGGCGAACCAGACATCCATCTTTTCGGAGATCGTGGACAGTTTCGCCTCACTCGGCACCCCGAACTCCGCCGGTGAGGCTGCATCCGACTGATAATAGTTATATGACCTCGGTTTCAGAACCAGGATCTGGGCATGAGAGCGGCGGAGGCACATCGGATCCTTGAGCCAGATCGCGAGGGCGATGTCCGCGGGTGACGACTCGGGGCCTACGCTGACGCCGGTTTCCTCCGCGAGACGGCAGAGTTCCTCAAAGCGGTCGTCGCCTGACTGCTCGTGGAGGATGAACAGCGCCTCGACGAGTTCGGTATCGACATCCTCCGTGGGCTGAAGGAGTATCGCTGCAAGCTTCTCGAGGTCGAGTTCGCCGCTGGCATCGACCATGAGACTGAAGCCGCGACCGGTCAGATAGGTGGAGTGACGGCCGAGGAATTCGCGCAGGTTCCTGGGATCGATCTGACGCAGGACATCTACTTGGGCGAAGCGGCGAGGGTTGAAGGTGCTCATTATATCCTTTCTATCTGCATCTTGCTCGTCGGTTGCCCCGCAATCACTTCGATGGACCGTAAGACAGACTGCTGGCCGCTGCCCGGGATCGGGGCTGCCAAGTTTGGTTTGTACGGGGGCAATGAGGTGAGGCACGGGGCGTTAGGTATCATTTTATAGTTCCCTTTATGTTCTTGCTCAAGGCGAGTGCACCGGCTTGTCCCGACGAATTCCACAGCTTCCCGGTAAGTAATGGACTGAAAACAATTTTCCGGGGCACCAGCCAGTGAACAACGTCCATCCCGCATTGATGCAGCCCGACGAGCGCCGTGCCGAGGCGGCGCGGCTCCTCGCCGACGCGATTCTCCGGCTGAGAGCGCGATTTATGGACGAAAAACGAGCGAATACAGCGGGTTAATAGCTGGACTGTGCGGCGCCCTCACGCATTCATGTGCCTTGCATGGACACTTGAGTTTCAGAGGAATTCCAGATGGAGAAGACGGTACTTGCCCGCGTGGCCGCATTGCCGCGCATGAGCCTGCCTGAGCTGAAGAAGCTCTGGCGGGATATCTACGGGGAGGATCCTCCCCGCACCAAGTCCACGTTTCTCATCCGTCGGCTTGCCTATCGAATCCAGGAACTCTGCTACGGCGTGGATCTGGCGATCGATGCGCGCATCGCGGCGCAGGCCAAGGAACTGTTCGCTTCGCCGGGACGACCCAAGACGAGGAAGGCGTCCTATGCGGAGCCGATCGCCGGAACGCGCCTCGCCCGAGAGTACAAGGGTATCGAATATCAGGTCACGGTGCTGGCGGACGGCTATGAATATCAGGGCGCCAAGTACAAGAGCCTGTCGAAGATCGCAGAGCTCATCACGGGTGCGGCATGGTCGGGCCCCGCCTTCTTCGGATTGAAACAGCGAAAGGAATGCAAGCGGTGAACCCAACCGTCCGCAAGTGCCGCTGCGCCATCTATACCCGCAAGTCGAGCGAAGAGGGGCTGGAGATGGAGTTCAACTCCCTCGACGCCCAGCGCGAGGCCTGCGCCGCATTCATCGCCTCGCAGAGGCATGAGGGATGGATTCAGCTTGAATCGACCTACGATGACGGCGGATATTCCGGCGGCACCATGGAGCGCCCGGCCTTGAAGCGTTTGCTGTCGGACATCGCGCTTGGCCTGATCGATACCGTCGTCGTCTACAAGGTCGACCGCCTGAGCCGTTCGCTCGCCGACTTCGCGAAGCTCGTGGAAACCCTTGACGCCAAGAACGTCACATTCGTCTCGGTCACCCAGCAGTTCAACACGACGACAAGCATGGGGAGGCTCACGCTCAACATATTGTTGTCCTTCGCGCAGTTCGAGCGGGAGGTGATCGGCGAGCGCATCCGTGACAAGGTCGCCGCCTCGAAGCGGAAGGGCATGTGGATGGGAGGTGTGGCGCCGTTCGGCTACGAGGTGCGTGACCGCGAGTTGCACGTCCTACCTGAACAGGCCCGCGCGGTCAGGCTCATCTTCGACAGCTTCCTGATGCTCAAATCGGTGGCGCGGGTCGCGCATGAGCTTCCGGCGCTTGGCATCGTGAGCCGGGCCCGTGTGGCGCGGTCGGGCCGAAGCTTCGGGGGTACGCCGCTCGATCGCGGCGCGGTCTACAAGATCCTCAGCAATCCTGTCTACATCGGCAAGATCCGTCACAAGGATAAGGTGCATGATGGACGGCACGAGCCGATCATCGCGCAGGATGTGTGGGATCGTGTCCACGCGCTCCTCGGTGACAGTCCCCGTGGAAAGAGCCCTTCGAGCAAACGGAAGTCGCGGGCACCGTTGACGGGCGTCCTCAAATGCGGCGGGTGCATGAGTTCCATGACGCCTGTCCACACCCGAAAGCAGGGCGGAAAGCTCTACAGGTATTACGCACCGACCAGCTATCTGAAGGGCGGTTGCGGAGACTGCCAGATCAGACGCATAGCCGCGCGCGAGGTGGAGGCCTTGGTGGTGTCGCAGTTGCAGACGGTGTTCGCAGCACCCGAGATGATCATGGCGGTCTGGAAGGAGGCGGTACGGCAGGATCCGCACATCGACGCCGACGCGATCCGCGATGCTTTCTCAGACCTCATGCCGGTGTGGAACGAACTTTTCCCGAAGGAACAGGAGCGGCTGATCGCGCTCATGCTCGAAAAGGTGGTGGTCTATCCAGATGCGGTCGACATCCGTGTGCGCGCCGATGGGCTCGAAAGCATCGTGCGCGAACTCGACAGGCAGAAGAAACGGCTGGGGGACGGAATTGGCCATGCTACGCATATCGCTGCAGAATGATGTGATCTCGATCCGGGTTCCGGTGTCGCTCAGGCGGCACGGCGGAAAGAAATACATGATCCTGCCTGAGGGCATCCTAAAGACGACGGGCCTGCGCAAGCCTGACGAGGCGCTGGTCCGCGCGCTCGCCAAGGCGAGATACTGGCAGGATCAGATCGCGTCAGGCGAGTTCCATTCACTCGACGACCTCGCCAAGCGGAAGAAGATCAATCCGTCCTATGTGTCGCGGATATTGCGCCTCAACCAGCTGGCACCTGTGATAAAGGCCGCTATCCTCGATGGACGCCAGCCTGTCAGCATGGATGTCCAGAAGCTACAGAAGCCGTTTCCCGATCTATGGCAGGAACAGCTGAAACACTTCGGCTTCGATGGCAAAACGCCGCCTGACCTGTGATGGTCAGACGGCGAACCCGAAAACAGATGAAAACGGTGCCTATTCTTCCCACGAGGATGAGGTTTGCACCGGACGCGGCCCCTTCGACCCGGGACCAATCGCCTTCGGTGTCGGTGTAGCGATATCCTGTGAGTTGGGGAGCGTTGCACCGGTGACTTTCTTGTACATGGAAGCGAGCGAACTCACACCCGCCAGCTTTGCGCTTCCGGACAGGGCGTTCTGATCCTTGTCGTAGTACTCGAACCACGGCAGGCCGGCATTGCTGTATTCCTTCGCAGTCGGGGGTTCGTTCGGCGCTGCTTCACCGGTGATCTTTTTCCAGTCCTTTGCATGAAGCAGTGTCACATAGACACGGTCGGCGGCGGACACATCCCAGTCTTCGATGTTGAACGGATCGGCCTCAATCACCTGCCGCATCCGGCCCCCGGCCGCCAGACCCATTGGAGCTTCGCAGGCGCAGACTGAAATTTCCTGGCAATTCGCAAATACTGCGCCATTCCTCAGAGCCTTCTGGTCCTCCTCCCACTCTCGACGCCGCGCCTGCCAGACCTTCTTCTTGAGGGGAATGACGGAGATCTGGATCCCACCCCATTCCGCTTCGCCCGTCAGTTGTTCCTCGACGGAATACCCTTCGCCGAGTGGCATGGCCACGAACTGCCGGATGACGCCCTTCTCGACGGCAAATCCGTCGAGCCATGGCTGTTCCGGGGAGACCATGTAATCCTGTGGATCTCGATGAAGACCAGTGCGCCAGCTCTCACCCGTCACGGCATTGATCTTGCCTGCGGCGACCTTGATCGCCACCGGAAAATCCAGGCTCCAGTCTGGCCCGACATTCCTGAAGTTCAGCCACATGGCTTCGGCCTGCCATATCGGCAGGATGACGCCGCCGCGTGACACCGTGTTTGAAGGCAGCTTCCTGGCGTGGTCTTCGACGTGCCGGACTGGGAATGAGCCAAGCCCCGGGGGCAGCGAATAGGTCTTGTCCGTATCGGGAATGCGCAAGGTCCGCTGAAAGTCGATAGAGAAGCGTGCATCCTCTTCGATGTGAGGAAAGCGAAAGACGAGTCTGTTGTCTTCGAGAGTGGGCATGCGTAATTCTCCTCTTACCAGTTTCCATCGCGAACATCGCGCACGATGCGCAACACCGCATTGTCGGGCATGGTCTTGATCGTCCGGATCAGTTCGGCGAAGAGCTGAGGCCGGGCCAGTATGGCAGCGCGCAAGTCGGCCGAGATCTTTCCTGCCATGGCCAGCATCACATCGGGGTCCTCACCCAGTTCGCGTGCGAGATTGACCAAGGTGTCCTCGCCGGGCGGCGCAACTTCGCCGCGTTCGACGCGCGACAGGTAGGAGGCCGTCACGTTGCATCGCGATGCCACCTGCCTGAGCGAGTAGGCGCGGTCAGCCTCCATCCGCTGTTCGCGCAGCTTCCGGACATAGGTCCCGAACTGCTCGCCGCTGAATGTCCGCTCCGGATGTTGCATGTTGCCTATATAGGTGACAATTGATCTGCCGTCAATCCCCGCAGGATCGGGGTGCCGGTGAGATTTCACTGGGCCACCATGAAAAATCTGCAGATTTATTTCCGGCCCAACCAACTGTTCTAAATCAGGTTTTTTCGGGTCTATACCAGCGGAGGCTCGAATCCGGCGTTCTCCGTGAAATTTCGCGGTCCAGGCTGTTCCCGCTCTCGAAGCGGGTCATCACAGCCAAGGCGAAATCATGAAGAGCTGTAACCGCTATGACGGCATCGACCCCTGCCTCCTCTCGCAAGTGCGTTACCGGGCGCGCTCACTTTCCCGCAACAGTCTGATGCAGGGCATGGAACTGGAGGACATCGAGCAGGAGCTCATCCTCGACTTCCTTGTCAGGCAATGCTCCTACGATCCCGTCAAGGCATCGTGGGCCACCTTCGTCGACAGGGTTCTCGCGCACAAGTGTGCGTCCATGATTGAGGGTGCAACTGCCGCCAAGCGCGGCGCCACGGTGCCCCGGGTATCGCTCGACGCACTTCTGGCAGGGCCTGACGGTGGAGTGCACGAGCCCGTCGATGACATGGCATCGGATTCAACCGGCGCCGACATCCGCCTCGATCTCCTCAGGCGCGTCGCCGCTCTTCCAACATGGATCGCGACCCTCATGCGCGACCTCTGCGACGGCACCATGACCGAGATCGCGCGTGAACGCCATATGCCGAGGACAACGCTCTACGGTCATATGGCGGTTCTCAGGACCACTCTCAGCCCCCTCCACGAATATCTCCACTAGCACCCGACGGTTTCGGCGGGGTCCCGGTATGTAATCCCTTGAAGGCCGCAGAACCGGGGCCTCGCGGAAATAGAAGACCGGAGACGGGAATACCGCGACCGCTTGGCTCCTGGGCGGCGCCGACCCCGGTTCCAGAAACCCCAGCCTCAAGAGTTCAACCGTCCAGACACGGAATGATGACGCATGTCCTGTTCTCAGAACGATACCCCGTCGCACCGCCTGGTCCAGATACCAGTCGGCGAGATTGCAACGCTGCCCTCCGCTGAGCTTGCCCGCCTCCAGCGCGAAACGGATGAGGCGCTCCGAAAGGCCAAGCTGGCGGTAGCCTGGCTCGACGGTGCGCTCTCGCTTCGTTATTCCGTCAGGGCCCATCAGGCACGCGCCGCTGATCTGAAGGACACGGGAACGGCCCGCTTTGACGACAACGGCGTCATCGTCGTGGCCGACTTGCCGAAGCTGGTCGATTGGGATCAGGAAAAGCTCAACGGCGTTGTAGAACTCCTTTCCGCCGAGGGCGAAGATCCCCACCACTACGTCGAGATCACCCTCAAGGTCTCCGAGCGCAGATATGCGGCCTGGCCACCTCACATCCGCAAGGTGTTTGAACCGGCGCGCACTGTCCGCTCCGGCAAGGAGACTTTTCATCTGATCGCAGGTGACGCATGAGCGTTCCCGCAATCATCGATCAGACGCAATCCAGCCTTCCGCAGCTCGTCGATCATGCCGCAGCAGCACTTTCCAATGCGCGGACAGCCGCCGAGGTTCTGGAGGCACGGGAGCTCGCGTCCTTCGCCTATGACATGTCGAAGCGCACGGCGCGTCTGCAGCGCGCAAAGGCTGCCCATGACGATCTGATCGCCGCCACGCATCGCGCACAGGCTGACGCCGTGGAAATCGAGGCGCAGGCCAAGCGCCGGCTCGCCGCCGAGTATGACGCGGCCCAGGAGCGTGGCGAGGTTCAAGCAGAGGGCCGTCCGAAAACCGTTCCAGATGGGAACGGTTTTATTCCCGCCGCTGCCACTGCGGCCGATCTCGGAATTTCCCGCAAGGACATTCACGAGGCTCGGGTGATCCGGGATGCCGAGGAGGCAGATCCCGGCATCGTCCGCCGCACCCTCGACGAGAAGCTCTCCCGCGGCGAGGAGCCCACCCGTTCAGCCGTCCGTCGAGCCGCCGAGGCAAAGCTCCAGCGCTCGGTCGACCGGCTCAGGCGCGTACAGGATAGCGTTCGCCGCCTCAAGGGCGAGAAGGCGCCTCCGGTTTCTCCCGAAACCAAGGCCCGCGAGGTCGAGGTCTTCGGCACCCAGGATGACCGGGCGATCTGGGCCCGCGTCGAGGAGGCCATCGAGTTGATCGGCGAGCAGCCCGAGCCCGCGGAAGCGGTGCGTCGCATCCCGCCGGCCACCCGCCACGCCGTCGATACCGAACCGATCCGTCGGGCGGCGGCTTGGCTCATCGAATTCAGCAACCTTTACGAACAGGAGACCCGCAATGGGAACGAAGCGTCTGAATGATGTTGTCGCCTCCATCGTCGGCGACGTGATTTCCGGCCGCGCCATCAACAAGCGTCAGGCGGCCATCGACAACTGGTACGACATCGATGCGGACGGCCAGTATCTCGCCGGCATCGACGGTGTCGTCGCCCGCATCGACCGCCGTGCCCGTGCCCTGCAGGTCAAGGCCGAGCGCACTGCCGATGATAGCCAGCCGGCGCTGCCGTTCCAGTTGCCTGCCGCCGTGGCCATGGATCTGGAGGGCACGACGCTCATCGCGACCCGTGTCCTCTCCCGCGAAGAGTTCGTGCGCGCCATGGAGATTCGCCGCAAGCAGATCGTCAATGACAACAGGGCGCTGCGCGAATGGAAGCAGGCCCTGCAGCAGGCAGACCGCTTCTGGGCCGAACATCCGTCGTGGAGCTTCGGCCAGTGCCTCGATGCCATCATGCGCGAAACTGGCCTCGCTGCCGATGCAGGGGAGGGCGTGTAATGTCGCTTCCCATCATTCTCGCCGACCAGCGTCTTGCCGAGCGCCGTGGCATCAAGGCGGCCGTCTTCGGTCGTAGCGGAATTGGCAAGACTTCGCTGCTGTGGACGCTTCCGCCGGACACGACACTGTTCTTTGACCTCGAAGCAGGCGACCTCGCGATCGAGGGCTGGAGCGGTGACGCGATCCGCCCGCGCACCTGGGAGGAATGCCGCGACTTCGCGGTGTTCATCGGTGGGCCCAACCCCGCCATCCCGGATGGCCGCCCGTACAGCAACAAGCACTACGCCGAGGCTTGCGCGAAGTTCGGCGACCCCCGTGCGCTCGATAAATATGCCACCGTCTTCGTTGACTCGATCACGGTCGCGGGCCGCCTCTGCTTCCAGTGGGCCAAGGAGCAACCCGAAGCCTTCTCGGAGAAGACCGGCAAGCCTGATGTCCGTGGCGCCTACGGTTTGCACGGCCGCGAGATGATCGGCTGGATCACGCATCTGCAGCACACGCGTGCGAAGGACATGTTCTTCGTCGGCATCCTCGACGAGAAGCTCGATGACTTCAATCGCAAGGTCTACATGCCGCAGATCGATGGCGCGAAAACCGGTCTCGAGCTTCCCGGCATCGTCGATGAAGTCCTGACGATGACGGAGGTCGCGGAAACCCGCGGCGACAGGACCGTCCTCCACCGCGTCTTCATCTGCCAGACGCTCAACCCGTGGAACTATCCCGCCAAGGATCGCAGCGGGCGCCTCGACCTGATCGAGGAAGCCCACCTCGGCCGCCTGATCGCCAGGATCGGCGAGCCCGGCCGCTCTCCCCTCGAACGCCTCGTCTTCAGCCGCCCGGGCCCCGCCGCGCCGGACGCTGCCACTGCTCAGCCCAAATCCAACATCTGATCCAGGAGAACACCCATGACCGGTGCATGGAACGACTTCAACGACGCGAAGCAGAACCCCAACCTCATCCCCAAGGGCACCATCGCCAAGGTGCGTCTCACCATCCGCCCCGGCGGCTTCGACGATCCGTCCCAGGGCTGGACCGGCGGCTATGCCCGCCGCGGCAGCACGGGGTCCGTCTTTCTCGATGTCGAGTACACCGTCCTCGAGGGCCCCTACGCCAGGCGCAAGGTGTGGTCGATGATCGGGCTCTACAGCGCCACGGGCCCCGGCTGGGCCAACATGGGGCGCAGCCTCGTGCGCGGCATCCTCAACTCGGCGCGCGGCCTGTCCGACAAGGACAATTCGCCGGAGGCGCAGAACGCCCGCCGCATTGCCGGCTTCGCGGACCTCGACGGGCTGGAGTTCGTGGCCCGCATCGACATCGGCAAGGACAGCAATGGTGAGGACAAGAACGACATCCGCCAGGCCGTGACGCGCGACCACAAGGACTACGCGGCTGCAATGGGCGGCATCGCGAGCCTCACGGCCTACGGTGCGGCCCCGGCGCCCGCCTATGCCGCGCCGCAGGTCTACCAGGTTCCGCCCCAGCAGCCCGCCTACGCCCCGGCACAGCCCCCGCAGCCCGCCAATTCGGCTCCGCAGCAGGCAGCGCCTGCGCCCGTCGCCGGCGTCCGTCCCACCTGGGCGAAGTGAGGGGCGGCAGCCATGATGCTTCGTCCCCGCCAGAAACTCTTCGTCGAGCGCAGCCTGTCTGCGCTCGGCACCCGCAACAATACGCTGGGCATCGCCCCGACCGCGGCCGGCAAGACCGTCATGCTGTCGGCGGTGGCCGGCGATCTCCTGCAGAACCGCGATGCCAAGGCCTGTGTGATTGCCCACCGCGACGAGCTCACGGACCAGAACCGCGCCAAATTCTCGCGGGTGAACCCCGGCATCTCGACCTCGGTGGTGGATGCCAATGAGAAATCCTGGGGCGGCCAGGCGACCTTCGCCATGGTGCCGACGCTCTCCCGGGCTTCGAACCTCGACGGCATGCCTGTGCTGGATCTCCTCGTCATCGACGAGGCGCACCACGCGATTGCCGACAGCTATCGCCGCGTCATCGACCGGACGCTGCAGCTCAACCCGTCGGCGAAGATCTTCGGCGTCACCGCCACGCCGAACCGCGGTGACAAGCAGGGCCTGCGCGAGGTCTTCGACAATGTCGCCGACCAGATCCGCATCGGCGAGCTGATCGCCTCCGGCCATCTGGTGAAGCCCCGCACCTTCGTCATCGATGTCGGGGTACAGGACGCGCTGAAGAATGTGCGCCGCGTGGCAGCCGACTTCGATATGGGCGAGGTCGACGCCATCATGAACAAGTCGCCCGTCACCGATGCGGTGATTGCCAACTGGAAGGAGAAGGCCGCCGGCCGCCAGACGGTCGTGTTCTGCTCGACCGTCGATCATGCGCGCAACGTGGCGGACGCCTTCAGGGCTGCCGGGGTGTCCGCCGCGCTCGTCCATGGCGAGATGGGAGATGCCGACCGCAAGGCGACGCTTGCCGCTTATGACAAGGGTGAGATCCAGGTCATCGCCAATGTCGCGGTGCTGACCGAAGGCTGGGACCACCCGCCCACCTCCTGCGTCGTGCTGCTGCGGCCCTCTTCCTACAAGTCGACCATGATCCAGATGGTGGGGCGGGGGCTGCGCACCGTGAATCCTGAAGAATACCCCGGTGTGGTCAAGACCGACTGCGTCATCCTCGACTTCGGCACCTCGAGCCTCATCCACGGCTCGCTCGAGCAGGATGTCGATCTGGACGGCCGGCAGCAGACGGGCGAGGCGCCCACCAAGTGCTGCCCTTCCTGCGAGGCGGAGGTTCCCGCCGCGGTGATGGAATGCCCGCTCTGCGAATATGCCTGGGAAAGCGAGCGGGAGGCAGGAGGCCCGGAGGCGCTCGGCCACTTCGTCATGACGGAGATAGACCTTCTGGCGCGCTCCAGCTTCGCGTGGGTCGACATCAACGGCGACGGCTCCATCATGATGGCCAGCGGCTTCACGGCGTGGGCAGGGGTCTTCCATGAGGACGGTCGCTGCTATGCGGTGGGAGGTGCGAGGAAGAGGCCGTCCGTCCTCTTGGGTGTGGGCGAGAACATCGTCTGCCTCGCGGCGGCCGACGATTGGCTCAACAACAACGAGACGGACGAGTCGGCACACGAGACGAAGGCCTGGCTGCGCCAGCCGCCGACCGAGCGGCAACTCTCCTACCTGCCTCCCGCCTGCCGGATGGACTACAGCCTGACCCGCTACCAGGCATCGGCCATGCTGAGCCTGAAGTTCAACCTCACCGCCATTCGCGCCCGCATCGGCGAGGCCAGGGGCGCCGCGTTTGCGGCGGCGGCGTGATGGAGGAACTCTATGTCGCCATCGCTCATCTCTGCCGCCTTGCGGTTCACCTGCTGGCAGCCGCGCTTCACGTTATGCGCCGTTTGTCGGCAACCGGCGCGTGGCTTTGGCTGGAGCGAGCCGGAACGTGTGAGCCGGCCGCGTCCATCTGTGTGGTTCTGCTCCATCGCCTGTCAGGCCTTCTTCTGGCAGCGGGCCCGGAGGTCTTCCGCCATGGTTGATCTGACCGAGGAAGAGAAGGTCGCCATCGGCACAGCCGTGAAAGGCGTGGCGGAGACGATGGAAGAGATCGGCTGGAATACCCGGCTCATCGATCTCACCGAGCCTCAGGTTCTCACCCTCATCGAAGTCGCCGTCGGCGGCTTCCAGGACGCGATGCGCGACATCGCCGCCGCAAGCAAGCAGCCAACACTGGAGGTGCCGTATTGACCCTCGACTTCAATCACAGGCCGAACTTCGCGGAAGCGCTGAATGGCGCCGTGGATGCAGCCCTTGTCACTGACAACGCCAGTCGCCCTCGCCGTGAGTACCTGGGCGGCTCCCGCGTCGGTCATGCCTGCGAGCGTGCCCTGCAGTTCGAGTTCGCCGGGGCGCCCAAGGACGATGGCGCGGACTTCTCCGGTCAGACGTTGCGCATTTTCGCGATCGGCCATGCGCTCGAGGACCTTGCCATCGGATGGCTTCGCGCGGCCGGCGTCGATCTCTACACCCGCAAGAGCAATGCCCCCGACGGCGAGCAGTTCGGCTTCTCGGTGGCCGGAGGGCACATCCGCGGTCATGTCGACGGCATCGTTGCTGCTGCCCCCGAGGCGCTGAAGCTCGGCGTTCCCGCCCTGTGGGAGTGCAAGACGATGAACGCGAAGAACTGGCGCGAGACGGTGAAGAGCGGCGTTGCCGTCGCCAAGCCCATCTACGCCGCCCAGATCGCGCTCTACCAGGCCTACATGGATGCAGCCGTCCCGGGCCTTGCCGCTAACCCGGCGCTGTTCACGGCCATCAACAAGGACACGGCCGAACTGCATCACGAACTGGTGCCATTCAACGCCGAGTTGGCCCAGCGCATGAGCGACCGCGCGGTGAGAATCCTCCGCGCCACCGATGCTGGCGAGCTGCTGCCGCGGCTTTCCCGCGAGCGTGATCACTTCGAGTGCCGCATGTGCGCCTACGCCAACCGCTGCTGGAGCCTGGCGCAATGACCGACGACACTGATGACAAGCCGGCCGGCGAGGTGATCCACTTCAACCCGTGGCGCGACTTCAATGACGC